GGGATAAGGACTTTGTCGAAGAAGTCATCCAGACAAGCGGTCACCATACATGGTATAATGACCCTAATATCGTCCCGGCAGCTGCGTTGCTTACCAACCAGCAATACAGAGGCAATAATTTGATAGAGATAGTCTATTCCTACGCCAGACAGATTGGCGAAGACGGCAAGCCTTGCATCTACTATACGATCTTCAATCCGTTCATCAGAAGCGACCTTTGCGCAAAACATGAACGCCTAGACTATGAACATGGTAATTATCCGTTTGTGCCTTACAGGCGTGAACACATCCGAAAGATATTCTGCGAATCTAGAGGAATACCTGAACTTGTCGTTACTGATCAAGCGGAAATCAAGGCGCAACATGACTCGCTCCGTGATAGAACTGCATTTGAAACACTTCCTCCGATTAAGGTAAAGAAGAGAAACGGCTATATTGGTTCCATCGGTCCAGGCATGCAGTTGCCTGTCTCTACTCCTGATGACTACCAGTTCCTTGAGCCGCCTAGAGGCAGTCCTCAGCTTGCGTTCAACCTGATCGAAACAGTCAAGCAGAACTGTGCTGAATACTTTGGCTTGCAGCATCCCAATGTTCCTCCGGAAAAGACCGCCATGATGCAGCAAGTCATGGTGGATAACTGGCTCACAACTTGGTCCAGAATATATCAGCAGATGTTCCAACTTTCTATGCAGTACATGGATGCTGCTGAAATAGAGAGAATCACGAACTACCAGCTCTCCAAGAAGTCCTCTGACATTGCAAATCAGTTTGATTTTGCCGTGTCGTTTGATGTCAACGAACTTAATCCGGCTTGGGTAAGCGAAAAGCTCAGCGCAATAACGCAGTTTGTCGTTCCTCTTGATAGCGGCGGCATCATCGACAGAAACAAGCTTATCATGAAGATTTGTGAGTCCATCTCTCCTGATATCGCCAAGGAGATCGTCATCGATCAAGCCACGGCAACCCAGAAGATGGAGAAGGAAGTCAAGACAGACCTTGCCATCATGCTTCTTGGCATGGAGCCGCAATATGTCGAAAACGACCCGGCTGCTGAATCCAAGATGCAGATCATGCAACAAGTCATGCAGTCCAATCCTAAGGCCGCTCAAGCTGCTCAAATGGACCAGACATTTGCACTTATCTTCCAGAACTACACCAAGAATCTTCAGATGTCTATCGAACAGCAGAAGAACAAGCAAATTGGCAGACAAGGCGTGTCTCCTATTGCTCCTCAGCTTCAAGAGCAGACTCAGATGGTTAATGGTCAGATCCCGATGCAGCAATGAGTACCAAGCCTCTGAACAAGTCTCAACTCAATGAGTTGGCTAGAATTGATGATAGTGAGTGGAATATTCTTTCTACTATTTTTGATAATGCCATAGACCTTGAGGTCAGCAATGCGATCAGATATGATATTCCTGCTGAACAGCGTGCGCATGCATGCGGTAGAGCTGAAGCATTACAAGATTTGCTAATCGTTCTAAAAAGTGAGCGTCAAGAAGCCTTTGTCCGTCTAGGTAGACTGGATAAAAAGGATGAGTGATGCTGAATTTTACTAGAATCATGCGGTGCATTGACAGGTAACGATTTCCGGAACTTGTATACGCACACGGCCCTGGGACCGATCATTCCCTGTACAAAAACAAAGTCCCTTACGAACTTATCGTATGAATGAAGAAGAACAGTCGAATAGTGGTATCGACTCTAATAGCCCCACGAATGAGGCAGTCGCGCCTCTTACAACAGAGTCTCTGGCAGAAATGCTTAGAGGGGATCTTGCAGGCGACACGCAGGATACATCCACCGCTGAGGATGATAACAATGAAGCGGAAGCCCATGAAGAAGCTAGCGACTCCGAGGGATCGGAGCCTGTGGCAGAAGATGGCGAAGAAGTTCCTTCACAGACTGAAGAACAAAACGAAGACCAAGCGGAAGACCTACCAAGGGGAGTTAAGAAGCGCATTGACAAGCTGACAGCCAAGCGAAAGCAGGCAGAAGCCGAAATTGAGCGTCTTAAGTCCGAGTTGGAAGATCTGAAGAACAAGCCGGCTGAACAGCCGTTGCCTATCGTCAGAAAAGACAACCCTTATGCCCATCTCGATTCGCCTGACAAGATCAGGCAGGAAATGGAAAAGGCCAGAAAGGTCAGATACTGGGCTGAAGAAAACTCCGATGGGTGCGTTGTCACCAATCAGGATGGTTCTGAAACCGAATATTCCGCAAGTCAGGTCCGGGAAATCAAGCTGAATGCCCTCAAGGCCTTGGATGAACACTTGCCACAACAGGCAGCTTTCATCACCGAAAAGGTCAAGATGGACACCTACGCTGAGAGTGAGTACTCTTGGTGGAAGAAAAAGGAAGCCAGAGAACGACAAATTGCTGACAACTTCATCAAAGCGTTCCCTGAGATTACCAAATTCCCTGATTACAAGGTCGTAGTTGGTGATTACATCGCAGGGTTTACCCAGCGTGAGGCCAAGATAAAAGGCAACACAGCTGGAAAGGTCGTAAAAGCTCCTGTAGTTCCTAAGTCAACATCTGCTCCGGCTAATCTTTCGCAACGAGATTTAAATGCGAAGGAATCCAAGCAGCGGTTTTTGCAGACCACGAAATCCGAGGATCTTGCTGATTATCTCAAATCAATCCTCTAACCTATAAAAAAAGAGACACACTACTATGGCCCTCCTCACAGAAAGAAGCATCGTCAGCGGTAAGCGCGAAGACCTTGCTGACCTCATCTCCCTCGTTGATGCCAAGGAAACACCCTTCACCTCCATGGCGAAGAAGGGTTCCAAGCCTGGCAACACTCACTTCCGCTGGCAGGTCGATTCGCTACCGACCCCGGTCACCACAGGTACTATCGATGGTACTGATGTGTCCACCTACGACAACTATGTCAAGGATGGCGCTAATCAGTATCGTGCCGAGCTGTCGAACAACATTCAGATCTTCCGTAGATCCGTCCGTGTGTCGAAGCTCACGCTCGATATCGCCAATGTTGCCGGTGTCCGTGACGAACTCGCCAACAATGTCGCTAAGGGCATCACCATGCTCAAGCGTGACATGGAAAAGACCTTCTGCGGTAACTCTGGCGTTCAGGACGAAACCGCTTCCGTCCCCTACCTCACCAGAGGTCTCGACAAGTGGCTGACCCACTCCGGTTCCTCCAATCAGGCCTCCGTTTCGGCTGATGGTCACGACACCCTCTACCCGATCCCGGCTACATGGAGACTTCCGGACGCTTCCAGACTCTCTGGTTCGATCGCTGCTGGCGTTCTGACTGAAACCGCTGTTCAGGATGTCCTGACATCGATGTTCAACCAGACCGGTCAGTTCCGTGATGTCGATGGCCTTGTCGGTACTGCCGTCAAGAGAGCCTTCACGAACCTCGCCTACACGACCAAGGTCGAAACCAACGCTGCTAATTCGTCTGCTGCCTCGGTTGTCCGCACCCTCAATCGTGAACAGGGCCAGGCTTCCTACATCTCGTCCATCGATGTGTTTGAAGGCGATTTCGGCAGAGTCCGTCTCCATCCGTCCGTCTTCCTCATGACCGAGTACAAGGGTTACCTTATTCCCTTTGACAAGGTCGAGATCAAGTATGGTGGTAATGTCGCTCAGGTGACTGAACTGCCCGACTATGGTGCTGGTCCCGCTCGCCTTATCGAGGCTGTGGCTGCTCTTGCGGTCCACAACCCCCTCGCTTTCGGTAAGCTCGATCTCACGGCCTAAGTGAGCGAACTGGTCCAACGGCTGGCAGAAGTTGTCCCCGACCATCTCCGCAAGGAGGTGGAAAGGGAGCTTCTGACCGGCTGGAGGATGCAGGAGGCCTCCGCAAGACACCAAGCCAAACAGCTTGGTGTTTTTCATAAAAACCTTGAAGCTAGAGATATGGGTAAACTCGGCAGAAAGGTGGCTAGTATACCCCCGGACTCATACCACTACTGGGGCAATAGATTGGGTTATGAATGTTGGGCAGATAAGCAGTTCCTTGAGGAATTCCTTAGAGATAACCCGGAGTGTGGCATAAACTACGGCAAGCGAACCATGGTTGGTGGAGCCAAGGAGCTTGTTGACCAATTTGGCAAAAAGCTTTGAGAACATCGGACTTTAGCACGATACTATTTGAATCCCTCCAGCTTGCTGGATTGGACAGATACAACATATCCGATGAGACTTTTGCTCAGGTTAGAGATATCGTAAACCAGCGGTTGCGCACCGCATGGGAGTCCCAGCAATGGCCTGATCTGATCAAGATCACAAAGTACACCATTGCCCTGGACGCTAACAATGCGCAGTATATTTCTTTGCCGTCTGATGCTGGCGAAATCTTTGA